AATGCTTCTCTGACAAACCGTGTCTACAACGGCGAGTATGAGATTGCAACCAATTACACCAAAGCGCAGCTTGAAACGGCTATCAGAAACGGCGAGTTCACCTTCCATCGTGTAGGTGATGATGTTCGTGTTCTTACGGATATCAACTCCCTTGTAACCACTACGGCAGAAAAAGGCGAGGATTTCAAGTCGAATCAGACAATCCGTGTAATCGATCAGATTGCTATGGATATCGCAAATCTTTTCAACAACAAGTATCTCGGAAAGATTCCGAACGACAAGGCCGGAAGAATTTCCTTGTGGGCTGATATCGTGAAGCATCACGAAGGACTTGCGCAGATTCGTGCTATTGAGGACTTCGATTCCGAAAGCGTTGTTGTTGAACTCGGAGACACAAAGAAGTCTGTTGTTGTTTCTGATGCAATTACAGTCGTAAACGCAATTGAGAAATTATACATGAGCGTTGTCGTAGGTTGAGAAAGGAGCGGTGAAACATGGACGCAATGATGAATGCTTTAGATGCTGTTAGTGGTTCCCTTGCGAGTGCTTATGTGACTATTGACGGCAGAAGATACCTTTTCATGCAGCTTATCAATTTTGAAGGCAACATGGAAGTCAACTCGGTCGAAGTTCCGATCTTAGGAAAGACCGGCAAGGGAAACAAGCCGGCCGGATGGACAGGTAAATGGAGTGCAACAACGCACTACAACACTTCGATTTTCAGAGAAATTCTTCTCGAATACAAAAAGACCGGTTATATGCCGCCGATGGAGATTCAGACAACAAATGAAGATTCCGCAACGGCAGCCGGTTCGCAGACAATCGTTTACAAAGGCTGCCTTATCAACGGCGGTGTTTTGTCTAAGATCGATGTTGAAGCGGACTATCTCGATGAAGAAATCGAAGGAACCTTCGATGATTGGGATATGCCGGAGAAGTTCAATCCGTTAGCAGGAATGCAGTAAAAGATATTATCTTGGGAAGAATAGGGCAACGTACCCGACAAGGCACGACCTCCGGTGCTTTTCTTCCCTTATTGTGGGGGAATCATAGAAAGTGAGGATATGATATGGGAAATTTATCTTTTTTCTTAGCAGAAAACGTTGAAAAGAAACAGAATTTGAAGGTAGTAATCAGTGACCGCTTTAAGGACGAGAAAGGCAATCCCGTTGAGTGGGAAATCCGTTCTCTTGGTGCCGGGGAAGATGAAGCACTTCGCAAGGATTGTACTCGCAGAGTGCAGATTCCGGGCAAGAAAAATGCGTACACGAATGATTTTGACGGCAACGCATATCTTGTGAAACTTGCTGCTGCATCTGTTGTATATCCGGATTTGAAGGACGCAGCACTGCAGAACTCTTACGGTGTAATGGGTGCAGAACAGTTACTCCGCACTATGCTTTACAAAGAAGAGTTCGACAAGCTGACGGAAATCGTCACCGGCGCATCTGAATCCGAAGATATCAATGATTTGGTGGATGAAGCAAAAAACTAATTGACGGCGCAGATGCGGAATGCAACTACGCCTATTATTGTCTGCACAAATTCCATTGGAAGCCGTCAGACTTTGCTTCGCTGTCCACTAGGGAAAAGGCATTCGTTATTGCTGCCATAGATATCAAGGTTGAGCATGACAAAAAAGAACAGAAAAAGGTTAATAAACCTCGTAAAAGGTAGGTGATACTTATGGGGCAATAAAGGCATCAATCAGCATAAATGATAGAATGTCACCTGCACTGAAAAGCATGAATAAGGCGTTGAATCTTGTTCTCAACTCTTTCAACGCTATCCAAAGTGCATCGGCTTCGGCGGTAGATACTGCGGCTTTTGAAGAAGCACGGAAAGAAGCGGCAAGCGCCGCCGTTGCCATCAATCAAATGGAAAACGAAATACGTGAAGCAGCGAATCAGCAGGACAAGTTTTCTGATAAGGTAAATGAATCTGAAAACGCAATGGTCGGTCTTGTTCGGAAAGCAGCCGGACTTGTTGCGGCATACGCTTCTGCACAGACGCTTTTAAGTGCGGTTAATCTGTCCGACCAAATGACACAGACAACATCACGTATGAACATGATTGTTGACGATGGCGGCTCGGTCGAGGAACTTGAACAGAAGATATTTGCATCTGCAAACCGTTCCCGTGCTTCCTATTTGGAAACAGCATCGGCGGTGACAGCGTTAGCGCAACGTGCCGGGGATGCGTTCACCGGAAACGATGAAGTAATCGCATTCACCGAAACACTGAACAAGATGTATGTTATAGCAGGCGCATCGGCACAAGAGCAGGCTTCTTCCATGTTACAGTTGACACAAGCACTCGGTTCCGGCGTTCTTCGTGGTGAAGAGTTTAACGCCGTGTTTGAAGCTGCACCGAACATCATGCAATCCGTAGCGGACTATATGAAAGTTCCAATTGGACAGCTCCGAAACATGGCCGCAGAAGGCATGATAACAGCGGAGATTGTGAAAAATGCAGTATTGAGTGCGGCAGACGGTCCGGGCGGTGTAAATGAGCAATTCAAAAACATGGACATGACATGGGCGCAAGTGGCGAACGGATTCAAGAATCATGCACTGCAGGCGTTTGATCCGGTATTAGCGAAGATATCAGAACTTGCGAACAATCCTCAGGTTCAAGCGTTTGCGATTGGCCTAGGTCAGGCAATGGCAAACGTAGCGAATATAATACTCGGTATATTTTCGCTTGTGGCGGCCGTAGGCGGTTTTCTCTATGACAATTGGGGAATACTCGGACCAATAATCTACGGCGTAGCAGCGGCACTTGTGGCGTATTATTCGGCTATGCTGATTTACAACACGATTCAGGCAATATCGAATGGCTTGAAAGCGGCGGCGGCCATGCGAGAAACGATTCATGCAGCCGCACTCGCAATGTCGACCGGTGCAACGTTCGCAGCTACAGCGGCACAGCACGGCTTTAATGCGGCGTTGTTGGCTTGTCCTATCACTTGGATTCTGTTGATTATTATTGCCGTAATTGCGGCCATTTATGCAGTAATCGGCGTTATCAACAAACTGACCGGCTCGACAATATCCGCAACGGGTGTTATCGTTGGCGCACTTCTGTCGGCGGTGGCGTTCATTTGGAATTTGTTCCTCGGATTGGTTGATTTGGTACTCGGCATCGTGAATTATTGGTACAACATTTTCGGTGCATTCGTGAACTTCTTCGGTAATGTATTCAATGATCCGATTGGCTCAATCATTCAGCTTTTCGGCAACCTTGCAGATAACATTCTCGGCGTACTCGAATCTATTGCCCGTGCTATGGATAAGATTTTCGGTTCAAGCATGGCTGATACCGTGGCCGGGTGGCGTGGAACACTTGCGTCAAAGGTTGAGATTGCAACAAAGGAATACGGAAACGGAGCCTATGAGGAAGTTATGGGCGAACTGAATCTGTCAAGCGAATCACTCGGCTTGAAGCGTTGGGCGTATGAAGATGCTTACAACACCGGATATGACTTCGGCGCATCCGTGGATGATAAGATTTCCTCGTTTAGTCTTGATAATATTCTTTCGAGCGGAACTGATACTCTTAGTCAGTATGGCGTGGACGATATCGGCGCAGGAGTTAATGATATTGCGGACTATACCGGCGCAATGTCGGACAATCTCGAAATCACCGAAGAGGATTTGAAGTATCTTCGTGATATTGCAGAGCAGGAAGCAATCAACAGATTCACAACCGCCGAAATCAAGGTTGATATGGGCGGCATCAATAACAACGTATCTTCAAATGTTGATTTAGATGGTATGGTGACATACCTTGAAGAAAAGTTGTATGAAACAATGGAAATTGCAGCGGAAGGAGTACATTGACATGATACAAGGTTATGACATTTATTTTGACAAGGTGCTTCTTCCGGTTGCACCACCAAAGATTAAAACCGACATTAGGAATAAGAACAAGACGATTGAACTTATCAACGATGGAGAAGTAAATCTGTTAAAAACGCCGGGATTGACCGAGATTTCCTTCACGATACTTCTTCCGAATGTAAAATACCCGTTCGGGAAGTACCTTGACGGCTTCAAAAACTCAGCATACTTTCTCAGCGTATTTGAACAGTACAAAGTAAGTAAAAAGCCGTTTCAGTTCATTGTGAGCCGTACTTTGCCGAATGGAACTGTACCGTTTCACACCAATCTTCGTATGTCCTTAGAAGATTACAGTTATGAAGATACCACGGCCGAGGGTTTTGATATCAAAGTAACACTGAATCTGAAACAGTATAAGGACTACGGCACGAAAACGGTGAAGATAACTCCGGCGGTCAATACTGCAAATGTGTCGAACGCACCGAAACGGTCAACCGGCGCAGGCGCAAACAATACCGGCAAGTCATACACGATTAAGTCCGGAGATACGTTGAGCAACATTGCAAAATCCAAAATGGGGAAGGCTTCGTTGTGGAAATCTCTTTACGAAGCAAATAAAACCGTGATTGAAAATGCTGCAAAATCAAGAGGAAAGAAATCGAGCAATAACGGTCATTGGATATATCCCGGAACCGTATTGCGGATTCCGTAAGGGGGTGCGGCATGGTTGAATTATGGATAATGAATAATGATACTGCATTCCTTCCGGCTGTTGAGAGTGGTATCACATGGAAAACTGCACGTTTCGGTGAACCCGGAGCGTTGCAGTTCAAGTGTGTTCAGGATGATGTATTGAGCATCACAGAGGGAAATGCCGTGAAGCTTATTGTTGATGGTGTAAATGTGTTCTTCGGATTTATCTTTACCATCGGCAGGGATAAAACGAACATCATTCAAGTGACGGCTTACGATCAGCTTCGGTATTTGAAAAATAAAGATTCATACCCGTTTGCGAACAAGAGAGCGGATGAAGTGGTGCGAATCTTAGCAGAGGACCATCTTCTGAAAGTCGGTTCCCTTGCAAATACCGGTTATGCCATTCCGAAGCAAATCGAGGATAACAAGACGCTTTTCGACATGATTCAGAACTCACTCGATGAAACACTGAGGAACACGAAAAGGCTTTATGTGTTGTATGATGATTTCGGCAAACTCGCATTGAGGGATGTGGAAGATATGCTTCTGAATCTTTTGATTGATTCAGACACGGCGCAATCATACGATTATAAGTCGAGCATCAACGAGAACACATACAATCAGGTAAAACTTATTTACGACAACAAATCAACCGGAAAGCGAGAAGTGTATATTGCAAAGGACAGCAAAAATATAAATGCGTGGGGCCTTTTGCAACACTTCGAGACAACCGACAATCCACAAGGCGCATCTGATAAAGTCAATGCGCTTTTGTCTTTGTATAATGCAAAGACTCGCAATCTGAAAATCAACAAAGCATTCGGGGATGTCCGTGTGCGTGGTGGCAGTTCCGTGGTTGTCATGCTGAATCTTGGTGATGTAAAGATTCAGAACTATATGCTTGTCGAGAATGTAACGCATACATTCGAGAACGGACTGCACACGATGGATCTTGCGCTTCGAGGGGGTGAATTTATTGCGTAACTTTTTGCAGATAATCAAAAAGGCAGCCGTTGAAGCTGTCGAAGCGTCAGATCCCGCAAAGGTGATGTACGGAACTGTTGTTGCGATTTCTCCGTTGAATATCAGGATAGAGCAGCGGTTTACCATCCCGGAAGCATTTCTGACGCTCACGAAGAATGTTCGTGATTATAAGGTCAGAATGACGGTTAATGGTGGAACGGAGCAGGAGTACACCGTTAAGAACGGACTGAAAACGGGTGACAGAGTAATGCTTCTTCGGGAGCAGGGCGGTCAGAACTACATCGTACTTGACAAGATAGGGGGAGAGCCATGATTCCAACAATCAGCGAACAGTTTCTACAGAGTTTCAATGAAAACACAATCCCCACAAAAGATTATGCACTGAGTAATGACAAGGAAAGAGTTAACGGTTTTGTTGACGGCATAGAAGCCGTGAAGCAAGCTGTTTTTTTCATTCTGAATACAGAACGCTATGAGCATTTGATTTACTCGTGGGATTATGGCGTGGAACTCAAAGACCTTATCGGAATGCCGCCGTCTTACGTTATCCCGGAAGTCGAACGAAGGGTGACGGAAGCACTGACGCAGGATGATCGCATTGAATCCGTGTCGGATTTTCAGTTTGAACGGCAAAAAGAAAAACTTCATGTCACATTCGTTGTGCATACGATTTACGGTGACATAGAAAGCGAGGTGAACGTGAATGTATAAGAATGAAACATCGGAAGTGATACTTGAAAGGACACTCGGCAGGGTTCCGGGGCAACTGGACAAAAGGGAATCGTCCTTTTTGTATAATGCGTCAGCGGCTATTGCGGTAGAGCATGAGAACATTTATCTTGCACTCGAAAACATCCGCAACATTACAAACTTCTCAACATCTGACCGGTCCGGAAAGATTGAGAGGTGCCGTGAACGTGGCATTGATATTTCACAGTTTGATGCAACGCATTCGGTCGTTGTGATTGAGGTTGCACCGGCAGGCGTGGTTGTTCCAATCGGCACACGGTTCAGTCACGATATGCTGAATTTCATCGTAACGGAACAGACAGCAGATGGAATGTATCTTGCGCAATGTGAAACACTCGGTACATCCGGAAACGTGACCGGTGATGTTGTTGCAGTTGAATATATCAACGGTCTTTCGACATCTACCATCACAGAGATTCACCAATACGGTGAAGATGAAGCGGATTTGACCGAGATTGATTCGGTTTATTACGCTTCGTTTGAATCGCAGGCGTTCGGCGGCAACAAAGCGGACTATAAGGAAAAGATAAAAAAGATTCCCGGTGTTGGTGGCGTGAAAGTGTATTCTGCTAAAGAGTGGAAGGGCGGCGGCACTGTTAAGTGTGTTCTAACTACTTCGGCGTATACGGTTCCGTCAGAGAGTTTCGTTGATTCCGTACAAACCATGATTGATCCGGTACAGAATCATGGTGCTGGTCTTGGTCTTGCACCAATCGGACACACGGTAACGATTGCCGGCGTAACAACAGAAACCGTAAATGTTGGCTTTACGGTGCAGTTGCAAACCGGGTATACATGGGATGATATCAAAGAAGCGGTAAACACTGCCATTGATTCTTACCTTCTTTCGTTAAGCGAATCATGGGAAGATGAAACGAATCTCATTGTCCGGATCTCACAGATTGAAACGAGATTGCTCGGTGTAACGGGTATCGTTGACATAGCTGATACCACGCTGAACGGAGTAGCAAGCAATCTGACGATTGCTGCAGATTCCATTCCGGTAAGGGGGAGTGTAAGTGCAAACTGATATTTTATTATATCTTCCTGAGGTATTTCGTGACATTAGGGAAATGAAAGCACACGCCGTGGCACAGCGACCAGAACTCGAAAGAGAATGGGCGGCGTTGGAAGAACTGTATAACGATCAGTTCCTTTACTTGATGGGTGAGAGCGGTGTTGCGCAGTGGGAGAAGATGCTGAATATCGTTCCGATGGAAACGGACACGCTCGAAGATAGGCGGTTCCGTATTATCAACCGATTTAACGCACAGCTTCCGTACACTTACAATATGCTTGAATATCATTTGACGCAGATGTGCGGACCGGATGGATATAAGATGTCCTTTAACGCCGCCACATGGACACTGATAGTCAAGATTGCACTCACATCGAAGAAGCAGTTTGACGAGATTTTGAAGCTGATTGAGCAGATGATTCCGGCGAACCTGATACTTGATTACGACCTTCTGTATAACACATACGAAAATCTGTCAAAGTACACTCACGCACAGCTTACGGCGTACACTTACGGCGCATTAAGAAATGAAGTATTAAGCTAAAAAAGAAAGGATAAGTAAATGCAGAATACTACCAATTATTCTCTTTTACTTCCTGATGGCACTGACTTCTATAATGTCAATGATTACAACGGAAATTTTGAAACCATTGACACACGGATGAAGTCGAACCAAACAAAAGCTGACACAGTAACAGCAAACCACAATTCGCACGTTGCCAACAAGTCAAATCCGCACGGAGTAACCAAAGAGCAGGTTGGACTTGGCAACGTTCCGAATGTGACAACCAATAATCAGACACCGACATACACGGTTCCCGGAACATTGACCGCAGCAGTGTCGGGGGAAACGGTCACAACGGCATTCGGTAAGTTCGCACGTGCCGTTTCTGACCTTATTTCGCACTTAGGCAATAAGAATAATCCCCACGGAGTTACAAAGACTCAAATCGGACTAGGGAACGTTCCTGACGTATCTACAAACGACCAAACGCCGACCTATTC